AAGGCAGTTCCGTGGAGCCGGTTCTGCGATGAATGCGGACAGAGATGGTGGGAAGAGGAGGACTGACGTGCAGGACGGCAAGCGTCCGCAGATATTCTTGTCAGTGATTGGCGGTCAGCCGCCGGTGACGTTGTATATGAGAGGTGATAGAGGTGACGATAATTGAATTTGCTGAACGAGTATCGCCGATTCCACTTAATAAGTTTCAGATAGAATTATTGAGAATGTATGATGAAGCTGAAAAACAGGGAATGTCTTTGCATGTGATACCACCAAGATGTGGGAAAGGAATTGTGAAAAGGATTGTGGATGAATGGAACGAGGAGAAATTAAAAACGGCTGGTATTACTGCCCCCACGGGCACAAAACAGCACAGAAAATAGAGAAAGATTCAAACATGGAAAATACGCCGATTTACTGCAAGCATTGTAGACGGGCGTATTATCCAGTGATTAAAGATGGAAAGATTATGGGGGTAAAGTAATGTTTGGTTTAGTTAGAAAAAAGGCACTTATACGGTACATGAAAGAAATCAAGGATGAAAACAGAGCGAGTAACATTTATGCAAAATATCCGCCTAAAGATAATAAACAGGAGAAACTGAATTGCTATTCGCAAGGATATGAAGATGGAACAGATAATTTTTACAATGTGATGGTAGATATCATCCGCAAGCACATGAATGACGGCTGGATTCCGGTGGAGGAGCGTTTGCCGGAAGTGCCAGACGATATGGAGGACGAGTATTGTCCAGAGTTTAACGTAACAATAAAAGGGGCAAGCCGCGCAACAACTCTAAAGTACAGTCCAGACGGCGCATGGTTTGACGACTCGGGACAAGTATATGTTGTTATCGCATGGCGACCTCTTCCAGATTTATACAAGAAAATACAGGAGGAAAATAAATGATAAGGGTAACTCATAAACGAAACAGATCAAAGGTACTCAGGAATCGGAAGAACAAAAGGTATATGAGACGGCATATGGATGTACTGAGTTACTTAAGGGAAAGGGCCAGTGATAAAAATGAGCACAAGGGATACATACCTTAAGGATTATGGACTGACATACGAAGATGGGAGACGGATCGTTGCATACTGCCGGAAAGCCAGGGACTACGATCAGAGACTGATTCTTCAGGCAGCGCAAGAAGTCTACCCGGAGATTGCACCATATCTTTTCTTAAATCTTACAACTGGGCTTGGATATGACAGGATGGGAAATATACAGATGCAGAGGAAAGATTTTCAGGGGTACAGAAGGAAAACAATAGAGACGTATAACAGGTATATGATACTGAATGGGAAACAGATTGTGTGAGGTGATGAAAATATATGGCAACTAGAAATATTTTACATATTAGCAAATTACAGGAGTTTGAAGACTTCCTAGAAACAAAAGGTTACATGATTGTGGCAACAAGCAAGAATCCGTTTGAAGTTTTGAGGGCACAGAAAGATGGAGATACGGTTATTGTCTATCAGAAGAAAGACACAAAAGAACATTTGTCTACAATGGACAAAGATTATCACCTTGTACGGGAGTTTATTAAGAGACAGAGAGTGCAGACCAACGCCGACAGAATTAGAAGCATGACAGACGAGGAACTGGCGGAGTTTCTTTCAAAATTTAGCGCCTGTAACGTATGCGGATATTATAGCAATGAAACTTATAGGTGCGACGCAGAGAGCGGTTTTGTTTGCGTGAAAGCGTATGCAGAAGCAATTATTGGGGAATGGCTGAATAAGTCTGTGGAGGCTTGATTTGACTTCGAAAGTGTAAAAACAATAAAATATGGGTACAACGACACCACCCCACATGCGGTAAAATATAATTAAGAATACCGTGTGTGGGGTGAGCTTTTTTGAACCATGAAGGATATCAAGATCATACAGCAGAATACGCAATCAGGAATATGGGGCGCCTTCCGTATCATACGAGGACAGCACTGTATCATCTGAATCAGATAGCGAGCTTATTAGGATTTGAAATTGTTGCCGTAAAAGATAAAAGAACAGGCAAGGAGTATAGGCATTGAAAGAACTAGATGTAAAACAGGAAAATGAACGAAAAAAAGAATATCTTGATGGATATAGAAAATGCGTGAGGCAGTTAGATAGGCTTAACGAAGAACTTTCAGAAATCCGAATAAATAAGATGTTCCCGTCTTTGATACAGGATGGAATGCCACACGCTCATACCACTACTGACCTTTCTGGATATGCTGCAAGAATTGACAAAATCGAGAGAAAGATTGTGAAAGCAAGATATCAAAAGATAAATAAACTGAAAAATATCAGGGATAGAATAGAAAGAATGAGTGATGAAAATGAGAAAGATGTACTGTTTTATAGGTACATAAAAGGAATGAAATGGGAAGAAATAGCAGTAAAAATGATGTATACGTATAGGAATGTCACAAAAATACACGGAAGGGCTTTAAAGAATTTTCAGATATAATGATAAATACATCCCGCTGATTATGGGCGGGATTGGTATTGCCTTGTGTGCCATCTGGGTACTGGCGACAAGCCCATTGACAAACAGTCAATCGCTATGGCGGTGTTTACGACGCTTGTGCAGGGAATTTTAGTGGCTGGACTGAGTACATACGTGAATCAGGTTATTAAGCAAATTAAAAAGATGGAGGAATAATTTATGTGTGATATGAGACCAATGGAATTAAGAGATACTGTTGACATGATGAACAGCGAGGACTACAAAGAGAGATTCAAAGCAGAATATTATCAGACTGTTATCAGATACGGAAAGCTGAAAAATATGCTGGACAGATGGGATGAGGGAATCCTGAACTTTTCCCCGACCTGTCCGAGAAGTACATACAATATTCAGATTAATTCTATGGCAGAATATATTGCGATTCTTGAAGCAAGGGCAGTTATGGAAGGAATTGAGTTGTGTAAATAGGAGGTAAGTTATGTATATGGCATTAACAGAGGAGCAGGCGTGGGAAATCAGAAAACTCGGAATTACAGTGATTGAATGGAAATGGTGCGTGAAGGAAAATGTGAATGTGTTTATATACATTATGAATAAAGCCATAGGAAAAGCAACCGGTATAAGTTTGTAAAAATTCTTGGTGCAATGGGATATGATAAGCAGAGAGTATGGACACTAACAAGGCACACATGGCTTGCAAGGAGTAATTGTTAATGCTTACACCAGAATACCTATACCGCATAACCGAAGGGGCTGAGGAGATTAGTTCCTAGATCCATAAAAACGTCATAGACAAGAAAAAAGAGTTCCTATTAATTCCCATATGGTTATTGATATAATATAAACTGCCAAGATCAATAAAGGAATACTAAAATATTTAAAAAATGTTATCCGAACAATGCGGAGATTGGGATATAGCTCAGTTGGTAGAGCACCTTTCTTATACACAGCAAGTCCTCGGTTCGATTCCGAGTATCCCAAATCCGGAGAAATGCAATCTCCGGAAATTTCACTTACCCCTCGACAGACACCGCGACAGGACAACGGAGGGTTCGACTCCCTCCGCGCGGTTTATACATGTGGACAAGCTCCTTTAGTTTGTATGTGATTCAATGATTTCAATTTGTTTTCTCCCCCTAATAAATCAGTCCGCATGTAAATTTTAAGACCGATGCTTTGCGTATTGTAGAGCACCGGTCTTTTTAGGTAAAGAAAGAAGGTGAGCCGGATGGCAAAAGGAAAATACGAATACTGGATAACGCCGGAAGGCTTACTGAAAATCGAAGGATGGGCTAGAGATGGTTTGACCGATGAGCAGATTGCCGAGAATATCGGAATATCAAGAAGCACATTGAATATGTGGAAAAATAGATATTCGGACATTTCGGACACCTTAAAAAGGGGAAAAGATGTCATTGACCTTCAGGTGGAGAATGCGCTTCTGAGACGAGCGTTAGGATATGAGTACAAGGAAGTTAAGGAAAAGTATGAATATGGGAAAATGACAGAAAAAACAGTGACGAAGAAAGAAGTTGTACCTGATGTTACTGCACAAATATTCTGGCTCAAAAACAGGAAACCGGAAAAGTGGAGAGACAAGCCGGAATACGAAGATCATTCTGCCATCGATAAACTCGATGAAATCATAAAGGGGTTGAAGCATAATGCCGATAATCCTAAGTGATAAGCAGAATGAATATATTAGAAATTCTACGCACAGATGGAATATAAAGACAGGAGCAGTACGATCAGGAAAATCTTTTGTAGACACAGCGTATACGGTTCCGTATCGAATTAGAGAACGATCTGGAAAACCCGGTCTGAATGTAATACTTGGTGTATCAAGAGAAACAATCGAAAGAAACGTACTGCAACCGATGCGAGAGATATACACATCGGCTCTAATCGGAACAATAAACAATAGAAACGTTGCAAGAGTATGCGGAGAAGATGTTTATTGCTTGGGAGCTGATAAAGTAAGCCAGGTTGCAAAAATACAGGGATCGTCTATCAAATATGCATACGGAGACGAGATCGCAAAATGGAATAAAGAAGTATTTGAGATGCTGAAATCCCGTCTTGATAAGCAATATAGTTGTTTTGATGGGGCATGTAATCCAGAGAATCCAACACATTGGTTGAAAGAGTTTATAGACGATGATGGAATAGACCTTTATTTGCAAAAGTATCGAATATTCGACAATCCATTTCTTGATCCGGAATATGTAAGGAATCTGTGCAAAGAATACGAAGGCACTGTCTACTACGACAGATACATTTTAGGGAAATGGAAACGAGCAGAGGGCTCGATCTACATTAAATTTGCAGATAATCCAGATGGATTTGTGAAGAGTGCAGATAAAGAGCATATCTCTCGTATAGATATCGGGATTGACTTCGGAGGGAACGGATCCGGTCATGCGTTTGTGGCTACTGCAAAGTACTCTGACGGGAGAAAACAGCCGGTAATGAGCAGAAAGCATATGAAAAAAGACTTTAGGCAAGGGATTGATGCAAACCTTCTGTCCGAACTTTTTTTGGAATTTGTAGAAGATGTTATAAAGAAATACGGGAAGCCGTCTAATGCATACTACGACAACGCAGAGACAGTCCTCGGCCAGAGCATAAAAAACGCATGTGAAAAGAAATTCCCGTACTTGCATGTAAGGCCAGCAGTAAAAAAGAAAATTAATGACCGTATAGAATACACAGTCCAGCTCATGGGAGCCGGACTTTTTTCAATTACAGAGGATTGTGAAACGCTGTCAAAAGCATTGCAAGAAGCGGTATATAATAGCAAGTCAATGGAAGAAGAAAGGCTTGATGACGGAAGTACTGACATCGATACGCTTGATGCGTTTGAGTACAGCATAGAAAGAGACTTCTCTGGGACACATTATAACAGAGTAATAGGAGGGATATAACATGTTTCGGGTAGCAGCAGGGACAGGAATGACACCGGAAATATTGTCAGAATATATCGGAAAGCATAAGCAGGAAGTGATAAAAAGATACCAGAAATTACATGACGCATATGTGAATGATTACGAAATCTTTCATCTTCTTAAAAAAGCTGCATATAAGCCGGACAACAGGATATCCGTCAATTTTGCAAAATACATCACGGACACCATGAATGGGTTCTTTATTGGGATTCCGATTAAGACAACAAACACGGACGAAGTGGTATCGAACTACATTGACTTCCTGGATCAATATAACGATCAGGATGATAACAATGCAGAGCTTTCAAAGATATGCAGTATCTACGGAAAAGGGTATGAGATGTATTACAACGACACCGAAGGAAACATCGGCATCACGTATCTTACACCGCTTGAAGCCTTTTTCATATACGATGACAGTATATTAGAGAGACCGCTTTATTTTGTCCGGTATTATCTTGACGCTGATAACGTAGAGCGTGGAAGCTGGTCGGATGGTAGCATCGTGCAGCACTTTGTACAGGATGGATCGTATCGTTGGGATGGAGAAGCCAAGGAGCATCGATTTGAAGGAGTACCGGCAACAGAGTTTATCGAAAACGATGAGCGAGTCGGAATATTTGAAGGCGCAATGCCTATGATAGATGCTTATAACAAAGCATTGTCAGAAAAGGCGAATGATGTAGATTATTTTGCTGATGCGTATTTAAAAGTACTTGGACAACGGCTTGAAAAAGAAGATGTGCAGCATATACGAGATGATAGGGTTATTAACTTCGACGGAGATGTAAACGGGGTAGAGGTTGATTTTCTCCAGAAGCCAAATGGGGACGAGACTCAAGAACATCTTTTAGATCGTCTGGAACGGCTTATTTATCAGATCAGCATGGTGGCAAATATCAGTGATGAGAATTTTGGTACATCCTCTGGAATCGCAATGAAGTATAAGATGCAGGCCATGAGCAACCTTGCAAAGACAAAGGAAAGAAAATTCAGAAGCGGAATGCAGAGACGGTATAGACTGATCTTTAGCAATCCGGCATCCACTGTAAAAGGAATTTCCAGAGATGCTTGGATTAATAACGACTACAAGTTTACTCTGAATTTCCCGGCTAACTTAGCAGAAGAGACAGACATTGCATCCAAGTTAGAAGGGATCGTATCAAAGGAAACACAGCTTTCCGTTCTTTCTGTGGTGGAAAATGTACAGGATGAACTTGACCGCATAGAAGAAGAGGAGAACGCACAGAAGGATGATGCAAGAGATAGAGTCATGCAAATGACGTTTGGGGGTGTAAGCGGTGGACAGCAGAACGTATTGGGCGATACGGGAAACGAGGAACCGGAACAAGAATAAGCGTGAGGAAAAACAGTACGATAAAGAAGTTGAGAAAATCTATCAGAACATGATTGATGAGATCAACAAAGAGATCAATGGATTTTACAGCCGTTACGCCACAAAGGAAGGCATCACAATGGCAGAAGCAAAAAAGCATGTTGCAAAGATTGACATGGAAGAGTATGAGCGTAAGGCGAAGAAGTATGTAAAAGAGAAGAATTTCTCAGAGCAGGCAAATACGGAAATGAGACTCTATAACTTGACTATGAAGATAAACAGACTGGAAATGCTGAAAGCTAGAATCGGTCTTGAAATGGTGTCTGGATTTGATGAATTGCAGAAATATTATGATGAGATACTCACTAAACGGACGTTGGATGAATTCGAACGGAAAGCTGGGATTCTCGGTAAAAGTGTATCAGATCCCCGAAAAGCGGCGGAAGTGATTGTCAATGCATCGTTTAAAAATGCTACGTTCTCCGACCGGATCTGGATGTATCAAGGGATGCTAAAATCAGAGCTGGATAAATTGCTACAGACCGGTCTTATACAGGGGCAGAATCCTCGTGTATTGGCTCGACACTTGAAAGAGCGGTTTGGAGTAAGTCAGTATAACGCTGAGCGATTGATGCGAACAGAAATGGCAAGAGTACAATCCGAAGCATCTAAGCGGTCAATGGAGGAAAATGGGTTTGAAGAATACGAGTTCATGGCAGAGGGAACAGCGTGCCCGATTTGTAGAGCGCTTGATGGAAAGCATTTTAGGGTAAAGGATATGCTACCAGGGACAAATGCGGCTCCGATGCATCCAAATTGCAGGTGCGATGTTACCCCGTATATAGACAGAAAAGAATTTGAAAACTGGTTGGATTTTCTGGACAAAGGCGGCACCACGGAAGAGTGGAATAAGCTGAAAAAGAAGAAAAAATCCGTTGAAAAGCCGGGTAGTTCTGGTATAATGAAATTACCAAGATATAAAGATGCCGTTATTCCAAAAGCGAAATTTACGCAATATGCTCTGAATCCTGATAAAGATCCAGATAAAGCAAAAGCGTTTGAAAAAGCTCTTGGATATACGGTAGATAATGCTGACGAATTGATCAGTCAAATATACGATAAGATATCAGAATACAATGCAAAGGAAAAGCCGGATAATGGATGGGGAAAGCGCTATGAGGTTATCATGGATATAGTAGGACCTAACGGTAAGACGGCAAAGGTATTAACAGCATGGATTGATGATAAGAATACGGGAGAAATACGGTTGACATCTGTTTATGTAGATAGGGAGTGATGCTATGGAACTACAAATGTTTGATAAGGTTCTTCTAAAGACGGGAGAAACGGCATTCATCGTTGAAATTTTCGATGATGGAGCAGCGTATGAGATGGACATTAATAAAAAGGAAGGAAAGATTGTAACAGATACGGTATGGCCGGATCAAATTGAGAAAAAGTTATAGATACCACTAGTCAGAAATGGCCGGTGGTATTTTTATACCCATTTTTAAGAAAGAGGAGTGGTGTGATTGATTGTGGTAGAAGTACGAAGGGACAGGATTGTTGTTTCTGGTCATTCACAATACGAAGCGTCAGGAAAAGACATTGTGTGCGCCGGAGTTACTGCTTTAGTAACAACATTAATAGACTCAATTTCAGGATTGACATGCGATAAAATTCAATACGAAATCATGCCCGGATGGGCTGATATACATTTTGGGAATCTATCAGAAGAATCAAAGCTTCTGGTCGATTCCTTTTTTCTTGGCGTTTGTAATATCGCCAATGAATTTCCGGATCATGTTCGGATTATGTAACACATGGCAGGCGTGGAACCATTCAAAGCTACGGTTGTGCAGGCGTGGAACACTTGAAAAGCTACGGAATACGGGCAGGCGTGGATCCCCGGTAAAAGCTACGGAAGATAGGCGTGAAATCTTTAAATTACGGAGGTAGAAACAATGAAAAAAAGATTATTTATGGCGTTACAGATGTTTGCAGAGGATCCAGCAGGGACAGATCCGGCAGGGAATGACCCAGCAGGCGGTCAGAATCCGGCAGAAGCAGATCCAAAAGCGACAGAACCAAAAAACGAACCGGAAAAGAAGTACACGGATGAGGATGTAGACAGGATCATCAATCAGAAATTTGCACAAAAGTTTTCTGAATGGGAAAAGAAACAGTCTAAGGCAAAAGATGAAGCCGAAAAGCTTGCCGGGATGAACGCAGAGCAGAAAGAAAAATATGAAAATGAACAGCTTAAAAAACAGGTTCAGGAGCTGCTCCGGAAAGACGCGCTCGGAAAGATGGCAACAGTAGCCCGTGGGATGCTCGGAGAAAAGAATATCTCTGTGAGCGATGACCTTATTGAAATGCTGATTTCAGACGATGCAGAAAAGACAAAAAGCTCTGTTGATTCCTTCATTACAGCATTCCAGTCTGCGGTAGAAAAGGCTGTGAAAGATGCACTGAAAGGAAATCCACCGAAGAAAACATCGGAACCGGCATCGATCACGAAAGAACAGATTATGAAAGTGAAAGATCCACTGGAACGCCAGAAATTAATCAACGAACACATGGACTTGTTCCAGAAATAAAGAAAGGATGAAAAGATTACATGAAAAAGAAACTTTATGATTTGCAGTTATTTGCAGCAGAGACAGGGGCAAGCTTATCTACAGACCTTGAGCCTGCCATTTCTATCGATTTTACTAGTCGAATTTCTCAGAACATCAGAGAATTGAGGGATCTTCTCGGTGTTACAAACCTGATTCCGATGTCTGCCGGAACAGATATCAAGTTTTACAAATGGACGGTAGAAAACCTTGCGGAACAGGTAGAAGAAGGTGACGAGATCAAACCAACCAAGGTAAAACGGGCATTAAACCAGACAATCACTCTTGATCTGGACAAATACAGGAGAGTTACCACCGCAGAAGCGATCCAGAAGGTTGGACGTACGATCGCAGTTAATGAGAGTGACGATCAGCTCATTAAAAAGGTGCAGAAAGCGGTTAAAACATCCCTTTACACCATGCTGAAAGCCGGTACTGGATCAGCAAGCGGGGCAAGTTTACAGATCGTCCTTGCAAACCTTTGGGCGAAACTTCAGGAATATTATGAAGATGAGGATGTAACCCCGATCTTCTTCATTAACCAGCAGGACGTAGCGGATTATCTTGGTACAGCACAGATCACAATGCAGACTGCCTTTGGATTTACTTATATTGAAAACTTCCTTGGACTTGGTACAGCGATTGTTTCCCCACAGGTAACAGCAAAGCAGCCGATCGCAACAGCGAAAGAAAACATCAGAGGCGCCTATGTCCCGATGTCCGGTGATGTAGCCCGTACGTTTAACCTTACCGCAGATGAGACAGGATTGATCGGTATGACACATTCCACAGCTACTTCTACGGCAACGGTAGATACTTTGATTATGTCTTGTGTCAAATTCTTCCCGGAATTTGCAGACGGTGTATTCAAAGGAACCATTGCGGGGGAATAATTAGCTCTGACATTATGACACTTTATTCCGGCGGTCAGAGCTTACTAGGTAAGCGAGTATCTTCATTAGTTGGAAACGATTTAAAAGTCCTTGCGGATGGATCCGTAGTAGGAACCATTAAGAAAGTAACGGGATATACACAGTTTTCCAGTAAAAAAGAAGAGCAGAGCGGGTATTATTTCCCGTTTAAGCTTACTAAGACCGGAACGACAATGACACTGAAAAAGAATGGAGTGGCAGGAGAAGGGAAAGAAGATATGGCGTTTGACCCGGAAATTATTCTGCGAGTTTCCAGAGGAGATGCCTTTACCGTAGAAGTAGATGATTCGCCTGTTGTCACTTTTAATTTCAAAAACGTCACATGGGCTTAAGGAGGTGGACGCATGTTGGAGGACGTAAAAGAACTTCTTGGAATCGCAGAGGATGATAAAACGATGGATACGAGGCTGAATATTATTATCGCGGCGACTACAAAGCGTTTAAAAGTACTTTTAGGTGGACCGGATGTGCCGGATGATCTGAAATACATTGTTACGGACGTTTCCATCATGCGGTTTAACCGGATTGGATCAGAAGGGCTTTCTTCCCATTCAGTTGAGGGAGAGAGTCTTTCTTTCGCAAGCAACGATTTTGAGCCGTATCTGGACGATATCCAATCCTACCTGAACGCTCAAAAAGAAGCGACAAAGGGAAAGGTGAGATTCTTATGAGGTATGATACACCAGTATATTTCCAAAAGACTATTTCGGGTGAATATGATCCGAATACTGGAAATTATGGAGAAGATTCTGTCGATGAAACCTTGCGTTATGCTTCGGTTATGGATACAAGCATAAAAACTATGCGTCTGATCTACGGAGAAATCAGACAGGGCAGCCTTTGTATCCAGCTTCAGAACCACTATACAGACGTATTCGACCGTATACGGATAGGGGAACGAATCTATACGGTAGACAGTAGCCGAAAGCTCCGAGTAAAGCATACGTTTGTAGTATCGGAGGTGCAGTAATGAGTAACGTTAAGATTGTTGGCATAGAAAGGATTCAGAAAAAACTAAAAAAGAATGTGCGACTCGATGATGTGAAGCGAGTTGTAAAGAGCAATGGAGCCGAAATGAAGCAAAAGGCTAAGGGAAATGCTGAAAATTTTAAAGGACATTATGAAGGGAAACGGTTTGTACCTCCGACTGGAACATTAAAAAGAAGCATAGAGCTTGCGATAACAGACAAAGGAATGACGGCAGAGGTTGAGCCTCATACACTTTATGGTGGTTATGTAGAACTTGGAACAAGAAAGATGCAAGCACAGCCATACCTAAAGCCTGCTTTCGATGAGCAGAAAGTGCAATTTAGAAAAGATATGGATAAGTTGACGAGGTAATATTATGGATCCACAGCAGGAATTATTTAGTACATTGTTGACAGAATTAAAAAATACGGGATATGACGTATATGATGGATTTCTCCCTCCTGATAATACGCCATATCCATTTGTTTATTTAGCAGATAATCAGCAAATTGACGACAGGAATAAAACTGCCGTTTTTGGTAGCGTATACCAAACGATTGATGTTTGGAACAACAATCCGAAAAAAAGGGGCGATGTTTCACAAATTTTGCTCAAAATCAAAGGAATATGCAGAGCAATAAGAAGAACTTCCAATTTTAATTGGGATGTACGAAATATAGAGCAACGCATATTATCAGATACAACTACAACACAACCATTACTCCACGGGATTTTAAACGTGGAGTTTTATTTTGATTAAATGGAGGAATGAAAATGAAGAAAAAATTTCTTTATAGTTTACAGGCGTTTGCCGAAGCGGTTCAAGGAAAAAGAATTGTATATCTTTTTAGAATCGCATCCGAGGCATCTACTACAGCAGGCAAAAGAATTCCATTTGTAACAGAAGATAGCCGAACAAAAAGTAAAGATGCGGATTCTACGGCGACAAAAGACGGTTCAATTCGGACACCTGGTACGGCAGAAGTAGAAATTTCTACTACGCTGATTCTGTCCAAAGGAGACGAGATTGTAAAAAAATTGGAAGATGCAATGGATAATGACCAGTTAATAGAGATTTGGGAAGCAAATCTTGATGAACCGGGATCCACATATTCATCAAATAAATTTAAAGGAATGTATTTCCAAGGTTACATAACTGAATTTGAACAAACGGCATCGGCAGAAGAGCATGTGGAGATTTCTCTTACATTTGGAATTAATGGATCTGGGAAACGTGGAGAAGTTACCGTAAGCGCAGAGGAACAGGAAGAAGCAAACTATTTATTCAAAGATTCAGTACAGGAGGGATAATACAATGAAAGAATTAACGATTAAAGGACAAGTATATCAGTTTAATTTTGGGATGGGATTCTTGAAAGATATCGACAAAACAGTGCAGATTAAATCTGAAAACGGGAAGGTGGAAGATGCAGGACTTCGGTATGCTATCGGTGGATTGATTGATGGAAACCCGAAATCAATTTGTACGATTCTTTATTATGGAAATAAAGGGCAGAATCCACGTCTTACAGAAGCTTTAATTGAAGAATTCATTGATGATCCGGACACAGATATTGATGATCTGTTTGAAGAGGTGATGGGTTTTTTAAAGAGTTCCAATGCTACGAAGTGCATTACCGAGAAGACGCTGAAAGCGGTAGAAGATATGATGAAGTAATCATTCGCAGCATTGATTATGAACAAATTGCGATTGACTGTTTTAGATATTTCGATTTTAAAAATCTAATCGAAGTTGATAAGCTAACGATTCCAGAATACAAAATGTTGGTGAAAGCTTATGAATATAAAACAGTTGATCGCAATTATTATTTACATTTACTTGCATTTTTAAATTTTGCGGTTCAGGCCCAAAGATCTGCTGGTAAAGGAAAGACAAAACCGGTCTATAAGCGGTTTTCTAAATTTTTCAATTATGAAAAAGAAATCCAACGTGTGGAAGAACGAGAAAAAGGTGCTGATCGTATAAGGGATTTTTTGAAAAGAAAAGGAGGTCGCTAAATGGCAGAGACATTTTCTGTAAAAGCAATATTGAGCGCAGTTGACAAAGGATTTTCTGCCACAATGCGATCTGCCAGAGAAAGCATTGGTAGTTTAAAATCTACGGTTTCTAGCGGAATTGGATTTGGCGTGATGATGGCCGCTGGAGAGAAAGCGTTTGAAACGATTACTGGTGGAGTTACAAGTCTAGTAGGAGAGATGAATAGTGCCAGTGCTGCTTGGAAAACTTTTCAAGGCAACATGGAAATGAACGGACACACAGCGGCCGAAATTAAATCCATAAAAGGGGAACTTCAGGACTTTGCGGAAGCTACAATCTATAGTTCATCGGATATGGCATCGACATTTGCCCAGCTTGAAGCTGTTGGAACCAAGAATACAACAAAGTTGGTAAAAGGATTTGGAGGACTGGCAGCAGCGGCAGAAAACCCAACTCAAGCTATGAAGACGCTTTCCCAGCAGGCGACACAAATGGCGGCAAAACCTACTGTAGCTTGGGAAGATTTCAAGTTAATGGTTGAACAGACACCAGCAGGAATTGCGGCTGTTGCAAAAGAACTTGGAATGTCCACGCAGGAAATGATAAAAAATGTGCAAGACGGACAGATTGCAACAGAGGATTTTTTTGATGCGATTGCAAAAGTCGGAACGAATGACGCATTTACCAAGCTTGCTACCGAGTATAAAACAGTGGGTCAGGCAATGGATGGGCTTTCGGAAACTGCGGCGAATAAACTTCAGCCTGCATTTGATACGCTATCTGCCGTTGGAATTAAAGCAATAAGTGGGCTGGTTGATAAAGTTGGAGAACTGGATGGCAATGCGATCAATGCAGCTCTGAGTGTTGATAACTTGAAATCAGCAGCAATAGATCTTGGAGTAGTACTTGGTGGCGCCGCTGTTGCTTTTGAAGGAAATGATGTCTTTGGGGCAGCGATATCGGGGGCAAAGGAGTACGGACTGACATTATCGAATGCATGGGGAAAGATTCAAAGTCTTTCGAGTCAGACGGCAAGTTCTATCTCCGGAATCGGGAGTAAGCTGAAAAATATCAGTGTAGATTCGCTTACCCAAAAAGCGACCAAAGGAGTGAACAGACTAAACAGAACTTTTAAAGGTTTAGGAAAATCCATTGATTCATACGGAGGAGATGTAGCTTCGGCTTTTGAAGCAATTTCAACTAAGTTTAGTGACAAAGGTATTGCTGTGTGGGAGAAATTTGCCGCTGTCGGAGAAAAAGTTTCTAAATCAAGCTCAAAAATGAGTAGCAGTTTAAAAAAACACATCAAATCCGCATCAAATACTATCGGGAATTTTACAGAAAGAGTATCTACGATCGCAAAACCTTTTGAAGGAATTTTTTCCGGTATAGGTTCCGGAATACAGAAATCTGCCGGAATAGGAATAAAAGCTATGAACGGCATGGTATCTTCTCTCACATCTATAATGGGAGTTGCTATGTCCGCATTAGGACCGGCGGCAATAGTTGGAGTTGTTCTCGCTGGTATGGGAGTACTGAATAGCCGATTTGGAGGAGAGATAGACTCTCTGATCCAGACCGTTACAACAAAAGGGCCACAAATCATAGGAGAACTTGTGAACTCTATAACAAGCAAACTTCCGGCACTGATGCAGTCCGGTGCACAGATGATTTCTGGACTTATGGATGCGGTTACGGCGAATCTCCCATCGGTGATTAACGGAGGGGTTCAGATCATCAATTCGTTAGTCCAGGGAGTCGGTGCGAATATCGGTACGCTTCTTCCATCAGCAATAAATCTTGTATCAACGTTTGCGAGAGGTATTGTAAGCGCTCTGCCGCAGCTTTTACTTACCGGGATGAAGTTCCTACAGAGTCTGAGCGAAGGCGTATTGAATAATATCGATTTGATTGTCCGCTCTGCTTCTGGAATTGTACAGAGCTTTGTAGGAAGTGTAATGAGTAATCTTCCGAGCATTATCACCGCAGGTCTTCAGATACTTACAAATCTTGCGCAGGGGGCGGTTCAGGCAATGCCACGGCTCCTTGTGGTGGGACTTAATGCGATTACAACATTGATTACAGGAATCGCAGGACAGCTCCCGAGAATTTTGCAGACGGGTGTCCAACTGATCCAGATGCTAATACAAGGTGTTGTCCAGAACCTTCCAAGTATTTTGACAGCGGCTATACAGGCCATTACTACATTCGTACAGGGGATCGTTCAGAACCTTCCATCGATCATCTCTTCCGGGATCCAGATAGTAGGATCGCTCATTGGAGGTCTGATCCAGATGTTGCCTTCTATCGTGAGCGCAGGTTGGGAACTTATAAAATCATTGGGTTCTGGGATCATTGAGGCGATACCTAATATTATTACAGGAGCAGTGGAAGGGATAAAAGGTATCTTTTCAGACCTGTGGGGATTTATTACAGGGAAGAACAAGGAAAGCTCTGATAAAACGGCCTCAGATCTGGCGGTTATGACGGAGAATGTCAAAACCAGTGTGAGTACAATGGGGACAGATGTGTCCAGTAGTATTTCGACGCTTAATTCGAATACAGCCACCACAATAGGAAATCTTACGGGTAATGTGGAAAGTTCATTTGCAAGTATGAATGGAACGGCTGTTTCTGAGGCATCCAGAATGATGAATGGCGTGACAAATAGCTTGTCCGGGATGAACAGCTTGGGAAGCGCCGATATGAGTGGTTTGGCAAAAAATATTATTAGTTCAGCCGGAGATGCCAATGCTTCGGCCTCGGATGATATTTCTGATATGGCAAATAATGTTAATAATTCTATGTCTGATATTCAAAACAGTGTTACAAAAGGAATGAATAAACTTCCTACTGTTGCAAAGACATCTATGTCTCAATTTGCCAGTTCGTTGAGGGTTGGATTTAATCAGGCATTGTCTGTGTCAAAATCGAGTGTCACATCCATCGTTTCTTCCATGAGGTCTGGATATAGTGGTGCGTATTCCAGTGGTCGCTATATCGGCCAGGGACTTGCAAACGGTATGCGTTCGATGCTTGGAACAGTGCGTAGTGTAGCGGCGCAGTTGGCAGCGGCAGCGGATGCGGCAATCCGGGCAAAAGCCAGAATTCACAGTCCTTCTAAAGTATCAAAAAAAGATGGTGCTTACTGGGGAGAAGGATGGGTGCTAGGAATCTTAAGTAAAGTCAAAGATACAAGAAATGCTATTACGGAGCTTTTGTATATGCCGAAGATGGGCACTCCAGCTTTATCTCTGGCAGGCACTAACGGCCTGACTTTGAATGATGACTACGAGTATGGAGAACCAAATCATACATATACCATCTATGTTATATCCGAACTTGACGGAAAACAGGTTGCAAAGTCTACCGCTGTATATACGCAAAAAGAGCTAGAAAAACTGGAAAAGCAGAATAACCGGAAACACGGAATCAGATAAGGAGGGCATATGTACGATTTTATAGACATCACAGAATCACAAACAGGAAACGACATTCCCTCCGAGGCAATTAACGTGAATGGAGAGTATATTGAAGAACATCTTCCGGGCTACCGTACTTTATATACAGAAGGCAGGGAGATGCTGGAATCCGAAGTGACGGAGATTCAGATTGGAAGCCAAAATGGAACCAGATACCAATATAAGCGAGATACTCCCAGAGAGATCACGGTTCATTATCAGATTCTCAGCAGTTCACCGGAGGATTTCCGTAATAAATTCAATGAGCTGTGCAGGATCCTTGACCAAGAGGAAATGAAGATTATTTTCGCTGATGAGGATGATAAATATTTTATTGGTACAAAGACAAGCTTTGACGCTCCGGAACCGGGGCGTCTTAGCACGACAGGAAGTTATACAATATATTGTGCGGATCCTTATAAATATAGCGTAGCAGAAAAGAAATCGGAAAACAGCGGATCCACGCAAATTACACTGCAAAATAATGGTTCGAAGTCGGTTCCTATCAACATCAAAGCCACCATGAAGTCAGATAACGGCTACATCGCGTTTACCCTGGGAGACCGGTTCTACCAGATCGGGAAACCGGA